CCAAACACAACCATTAATGATGCTATTTATAATACTTTAGGATTAAGTTATGATGCTACATCTACATCATCACCAAACAATTATATTACACTTAATGGAACNGCTGTNGGATCATCNGCNGGTAATGATACAGGATTTTATGATTCTGGAAATGTGACTAATGCTTGGTTGAATGGTGGTGGAACTTCTGGTGGTGGTGCCCCAACTTCTAATGTAGGAATGGTTTTATGTGAAATATTAGCTTATGATGGTATCGTTACGCCATCTGATGCAACTAAAGTGACTAATTATTTAAGAACAAAATGGGGAACTGCTTAAATAAAATATAATATATATATATATATGTCATCAACTAAAGAAATAGAAGAATATTCATTAAGTGATAATGATATAAAAAAATATCTTCCTAATGCTAAGATCGTGTTATATAATGAACTAAAAGATTATGATAACATTGAACAGCTTCTACCATCAGATAAAACATTTTTTATTGTTTTATANCAAGATTCAGAACATTCAGGCCATTGGTGTTGTTGCCTAAGACAAAAAAATTTAGTGGAATTCTATGATCCATACGGACTTAAGCCTGATACAGAATTAAATTGGNTTAAACATGGTGTTAGAAATAGTTTAGGCATAACTGATAGATTTTTAACTAAAATGTTTGATANAACAAAATTACATGTAGTTTATAATNATGNAGACTATCAAGAATTAAAACGTGGTGTGAATACGTGTGGCCGTCATGTAGTATTCAGAATTAAGAANATAGATAAACCACTTCTAAAGTTTCATGACTATTTCAAGGATCAAACCAAGAAATTAAAAATGGATTATGATGGTGTGGTATCTACATTTATTGATATAACTTAAAAATAATATAATTATTATTATATTATTTATACTGTCTTTCACACGTGCCAACCAGATCCAACGTTTAACAAGAACAATTAANAGCTTAATNGATGATAGAAATATGTTAATGGTAAGAATCCTGAATATAAATAAAGAAATAAGTTATTTATATAATGATACACAATCACCACTTAAAGGCTACAATCAAAATTATCCTAGTGCTGATGATTGTATAAGTCATGCTGATTTTGAAACCATAGTTAGACCATATGTAAAAATAACATTAAAACCACCATCAGCAAGTGAAGATCCATTAAATGAATCAGAATCATCAAGAAACAATAGTTGTGGTTTAAAATAAAGAAACGTCAAAGGTAGTACCCTTTGAACTTAATTTTATGGTGTGATTTTAGAATAAATTATTTTTAAATTTCATCACTTTTAGGTTTGGTTTTTCTGTGTCCCTTTTTTTTACCTCCAACTGGCATTCCTAATTTGTCTAATAATGATTTATTGTATGAAACTAAATCAGCCCCACCTATTACACGTTGATTATGGAATGACCCAGCACTTGGATTAAAGAATGCACCAGAACCTTCAGTATATTTATTAACACGTCCAAGNCCTGGATTACTAAATAATACATCGGGNANTTCTTTACCATATATAACATCACCTTCTTTAGGTTTCTTAAGATTAGAAAAAGATTTTTTATAGAATTCATCAGCTTTGACATATTCATATTTAAATGCTTCTTTATCCCTTCCACCTTTTGGTGGTCTGCCTCTACCACGTTTTCCAGATCCATTTAATACAGCATCAAACATTGTGGTAAGATCTGGATCAACTTGATTTAATAAGCCATGTAAAGTTTTTGTATTCACATTACCACCTAATTGGATGGCTAAATTATAATATTTAACTAAATCAGATACGATACTGGTGTAATAAGCTTTTAATGCATCACCAGTTAAACTTATTTTTTGTGTTCTTGCATCATTTAATAAACTTTGATATGCTTGATAACCTTCTGTTGGTGTCATTTGTTTAGGTGGGGGATTTAATGCATTATCAAATTTTTGTCTTAAATCACCTAAACCATTCATTGAATTTTTTAAGTTATCAGTATTAACACTAGGATCCTTAGCTGGTGATGATTCAATTAATTTGAAATCTTTCACTAATGTAGGGACAATTGAATCAAAATAAGCTTCTAAATCAGCACCAGTTTTATCAGACATAGCCATGCTGGCATTACCAANTGTATTTCTAAATTCTGACATAGCATCATCATATGCTTTTTTATCTTTATCTTCTGATGGTGCTGGTGGTGCTGGTGGTNCTGGTGGTGGTGGTGGTGGTGGCATTGGTGTAAATGATCCAGTTGTTGTTACTTCTGGAACAGCATCACCAACTGATTTCTTGAATTCAGGATCATTAATACCAGCATAAAGTGCTACACCTTCATCTTGTTTGACAGCAACAATTGCTTTAAGTAATGGAACAAGGTCAGATAAAGCACCTGAACGTTTAACATCTAATTGATCTTGTGAAATATTACCAGTTTTAAAAGCAGTGTATGAAGCATTTTCTGATGCTATGATTTGACCAGCATTTTTGATCATAGGTTGTATATCTTGTTTTTGTTTATCAGATGGTNNAGTTGGATTTATAGGTTTTAAGACAGTNGCACCAGTAATAGGGTCTAANACAAATTGGTATCCATTAGGTGCTTCTTTATTTAATGAAGCTTGTTCTATCTTACTTCTATCTTCTTGTAAAATTTCAGAAAGTTCAGCTAATGTTGCTGTCTGTAATTTATCAACATAANAAGTTATATTTTTATTAACTGATTGTAATTTTTNNTTTAATTCAATNACTTCATCCTGTGATAAATTCTTATTATTTAATGAATGGTATAGACCAGCACGTTTATCTAATGATTCTTTTATTAAACTTTTAAAATTATCAACTACATCAGTTTTATCAAAAGCCCCACCATATTTAGGTTTATTAAACATACCACTACCTGATGTTGAACCTGAACCAGGAAGTAATTTTCTTAATTGAATTATATCAGCACGATATTTAGCAATTGTAGCATCAATTCTATCTAATTCAATATCTAATTGACGTGCTATTTTTGATCTTCTTTGATATAATATTCTTTCTTCTAATATAACTTCACGTTTTTGATCTAATTCATCTATTTGACGTGTTAATTCATCTATTTTTCCTTGAACTTCAGTAATTTGGGCTAGTTGTTGTTGGAAAGCAACTTCAGCTTCCCTTGTTCTTATTTCACGTTCTTTCATTCTATTTAACATTTCTTCTTGTCTTGCTATGTCAGATAGATCATTGGCAAGTGTTATGACATTAAAATAATTTGATTCTAGATTGTTAAGCATTTCTTGGAATTGAACACTGGCAACAAGATCATAATTTTTTAAAGTTCCTTCCATTCTTGCTTGTTCAACGAAAGTATTAAAAACAGCTTGTAATTGTTTTAATGTAGGTATAAANTCAGTAAATTGTTTTTTAATATCACTGATGTTAGATGGTGTAGTTGATCTTTCTTTATTGTAATTTTGGTATGATATCATCAAGTTATTAAATTGAAAAAATAAATCAGCTAAAGGATTTAATCTACCATCTTCAATATTAATTCTTGCTTGATCAATAGCTTGTTTAAATTTAACAATAGTTTTAGATAAATCAACAATAAATAGTTTGTCACCTTCAGTCTGACGTCTTCTTTCTTCATTNTATTGTGTTACACCATTAAATTCCCTTTTAATAACTTGTTTTTTTGCACCGTTAGCACTTTCTTCATTTACTAATTCTTTGTAGACCTTCCAAGGATCCCAGTGTGCTGTGGTGCTGTAATACTTATCTAAGCTTGTATTGGCCATGGGCATTTTAATTTATATATACTATAAATATAAATTAAATTAAATTAAATTAATTATTCTTTTAATTTACCAAAAATAATTTCTACGTCCTTATTAACCACTTTAGTTCTAAAAGATCTTGAAATAAATTTAGTTTTAGGAATATTTCTGAATCTGTAATGTTCTGTGGTGTCCCTATGGTATTTATTTTTTTTAGTTTTTAAAATGTCCCTTGCTACTTTCTGGGCTTCTTCTAATGGTACAGATCTTTTAACTAAAACATCATGTATAGCATAACCATCTTCATTTGCATCTAAACCCTTACCAAACAAAGCAAATATATCTTTAGTCCATGGCATTTGTTTTTTGATTTGTAATACAGATAAATCTATTATTGCTTTAAAACCTTCATCACTAATACGTTTAATTTTTTCTTTTAATGATTCACATGGTGTATAGTATTTACTTCCTGGTGGTGCTATATAGCTGTAAGCATTAGCAATGATTCCTATCATTATTAAATTTGGATTACCTGACATTAAAAAGAATTTATTATATTTAACGATAGTATCACCTGTTTCAATAAAAAATTTAAGAACTGGAATAAAAAACTTTTCATTTACTGTATGTTTATGCTGTTTGGCCATTCTTTGTTGGATTTCCCAATACACTTCCTTACGTTCTTCAGGTGTCATATCTTTTAGTTTTTCACAATTTACTCCACCTACAATTCCTTGACCTGTTACTTTACTAAACCAATTGCCCAAAGCAGGAACAAAATTAATTAAATCACGTCCTAAATCAGGTATAGATTCAATAACTTTAGTTAAGTCTTGGTAGGTGAATTTTTTAATGTCGTCAGTCCATAATCCTACACCTTCTAATAAATGCTTAATGAATGATTGACAGTTAAGACCCCTGTTATTGAATCCATCATAACCAAAGAACACCTTGTCACCATCTTTAAGTCTTGTTTTTTCTAACATTTCATTCATTGATACAACTTTATTATGTAATGGTATTATTTTAAATTCTGTTGATTCATCAAGACCACTAATGGTATCACTAATTATAATTCTTTCATTTTTTTGGATAGTTATCTTTTTAGTATGTCCTTTAGGTGATTTNACACTACATATCATTTGAAGATGGAAATATTGATCATAACCAGCTTTTTGACGTGCTTCATCAAAAGTTCCTAATGATAAAGCTTCAAGGGCTGTTTTAACTGGTTTNCCTAATGTTGTTCTAGTTAATTCAATACCTGTTATGATGTCATTACCATACTTTTCAAGGGTTTTCTTAGATTTATTTGGGTAATTTTCATAATCAGGACTAAAAAACTTTTCTAATTCTTTTATTTTTTTGTCTACAGCTTGACCTGCTTTAGTTTTACCAACTTCTTCAACTATTTTTCTAAATTCAGGTGATTGGGCTATTTTTTCAGTTTTATCTTTTATAATTTTTGCCACATCATTTATCATGTTGCCACCTGCTTGTCTTGGATTAATTTGTTTTGTTACATAATTAACAATTGTAGGATCAAAAGCAAATTTAGTTTTAATATCATTTAAAAATTCATCGATTTTTACCTTAGTATTTAAATTTAATCCTTTGAATATAGTCATTATACGTTCTTCAGCTAACGTTATATAATCATCATAGGTTATTTGACCAATACTACTATTAGGTGAAATACTTGTTTCTTTAGATGTTAAATTAGATAATCCATCAATATCTAATCTATCTATTATTTTTTTAGCTTTATCAATTTCTCTAGTTACATCATCATCAGTGTAACCTAATTCTTTTGCTTGTCTTGGATCAATTTTTACTGTTATATATTTAATAATCATAGGTTCAAAAGAAAATTTAGATTTAATTTTATCTAAAAATTCGTTGACTTTTACCATAGTATTTATATTTAATCCTTGGTATATAGTCATTAAACGTTGTTTAACTAAATCCACATAAGATTGATAGGTTTTTTTATACATACCACGACTTGATGGTATGTCTGCTAATGCATAATACTTTTGTGCTTCTTTAGACATTATGTTAGATAATCCATCAATATCTAATGTATCTACTAAATTTTTATCTATTACAACTACTTTATTTGGATCACTACCATCAGCATTCATTGCATTGTATCCTGCTACAGCTATTTTTGCTACTGAACTTAAATGACTTACTATAAGTGTTGCTTGTTGAACTTCATCTAAATGGGCACCTATTGTTGCACGTTCAATGCTTTGCATTAAATCATAACCACCAGGATATCCTACCACTTTTCCACCTGAAAATTGGATTACTGAAAGGAATACATCTAAGGCATCAAATGGTGTTAAACTACCCCAACCATCTAATGCTACTTTTCCTATTTTGTCTAATAATGTAGCACCAAGGGCACATGGAAAGCATAAACCAGATAATGAAAGTAATGTTAATGCTGTGGTTGCCATGAATAACATATTACGGGGTTCTTTTACATAATTATAAATATCTTGACCTAAACCTTCTAGTTTCGTTTGAATAGTTAAAAAACTTTGTTCCCATTGACCTTCAAACTGTTTCCAATCAGATTTTATTTTTTCACCTAATTTTATAAAATCTGTTTCTACTAAATTAGCAAATTCTTCCCACCCATGTTTGATATCGGCACCAACTTTTTCAAAAGCTTTTTTAATTTCATCGTTAGTTGCTTCAATATCTACTTTTCCTATTGTTTCTAAAGTTTTCCAATTAGTGCAAGTTAATCCCATATCAGTAAATCCTTCTGGGCAAGTTATTAATTTTCCACCTGTTAAACGTGTCATTTTTTTATGATGACCACATCTACAACTTGTTGATCCACCTAATCTTCTTCTTATTCCACCTACTACTTTTCTAAGTTCTTTTTTTTGTTCTTTACCTTCTTTTCCTGCTTCTAATAATAATTTAATTAACTTTTGATGTTCTTTAACAAAATCACCTTTATGCATCATAACTTCGTGTCTGTTCATTTCTGTTTTGTATTTTTCGGCTTCTTGTAAAGTCTTAAATTTCATTTATATATATTATATAAAATATAAATTAAATTTCCTTAATATGATTTTTTAAATGTCTGGCTTTATTTGATTTACAAATTTCTTTATTACATATATCACATATTATTTTTATTTTACGATTTTCTTGATGTATTTTTATTTTATCTTTATTTTCATTACACCATTCAGCATGTGTTCTATTAGGTATAGCACAATTAATACAATTATTTTTATATTGTCTTATTAATTCACCTTCACGTTTATTTAGTTCATCACGATTATTACATGGATAATTTTCTAATAATTCAATGTAAGCATCACCATGTTCAAACAATAATCTTGATGTTATTTTAATATTATGAAGATAAGCAGTTTTATGTTTTGAAAATCTTCTACATAATTCTTGACATGTTGAACCTATATAAAATTTTTCAGTTTTATAACTTCTAATCGTGTAAATTTTTCCATTATTATAATCTGGCATATTATACAATACTATATATTTTAATCTTTATGTGGTTTTTTTAGTCAGCATCTTATACTTCTTTGATATAATCTTTTTGTTGACCTGTTGAATGTCCCATCATAAGGGCATCTTCTTTCATTTCGTCTACTACACCTTTATACTTATCAGTTAAAAAAATATGACGTAAAGCACTGCTACTTATTTTCTTTCCAAAAACTTTATTTAATAGCTTAGTCATACTATTTGTTTGAACTAATGGATTTCCAGTATGGGATACCAAGAAAGGTGTATTCAATGTCTTAGTTATTTTACCTTTAACCTTGGGATGATATTTAAGATAAAAGTCAATACATTCTTTTAATTCATCATTTATGTCTAAAATTTGTCTTCCATATTTTTTAGATGTCTTATAGTTATTAAAAATAAATTTATTTTCATCATATGATAGGTAATTAACATCATTATCATATTTATCATTATATTTCTTGACAATGTTCATTAATTGATAATCTTTATTTCTTCTAGGTGGATTATGGACATATAATGCTAAAACCATATAACCTAATAAGGTAGTCCAATTGCTATCACTTAAGATTTTTTCACCCTTGAATTTTTTTACTTCTTCTTTTAATTCTTCAAATTTCTTTTTTACATCTTCCCATGATATCCAATTTTTCTTTTGGTCATCAGTTGCTTCATCAGTTGCACTTTCTTTTATTTCATTATTCTTTTCAATCATAAGATCATAATATTGCTTTCTTAATTTTACAAGTTTTTTATCATCGGGACAGCATCCAAGGACTGAAACAATACTTATTAAAACTGATCTTTTGGTGTTATTTTTTAACTTTTCAATTTTAGTAACAATCTTTTCAGGACTTTTTAAAAATTTAAAATCTACTATTTCCCCACCATTTAATTTTTGTAAATTTCTAATGTATAGCTTAATACTACCATCACTTAAACCACGTTCTTTTAATTGTTCTTTAAGTTGTTCCTCCATATTATTATATAATGTATAATAATATAAATAAATCTAAATTATTTTAAACTTCGTCATCATTACTTAACAACCACATTTCTTTTTCTGTCATCACAAATTGGGGATAATTTTTAAAAACTGTTACCCATCGTGACCCTGTTTTTTTTGCTTTTAAAATATCTTTTTTATCCATCCCAATATATTGTTCTAACAGCCTATTAAGCTGTACTTTTGATCCAGCAGCCGGAAAATAGGTGATAGAATGACATTCATTTAGCATACGTCTAGTATCTTTGCCATTTGTAGGTAAATGATTTGTTATGATACAAGACACCTTAATATGACGACCAACTTCTAAAACTTCATTAAGTAAAGCATAAATTGCTTCCCTTAATGGTTTATCTTTTATGACGTCAATATCATCAAAAATAACTAAACTTTCAGATAATTCACCTATTTTGATGGGGTCACTTATTAAACTTTTATCAATTTTAACCCTTTTAATATCTTTTTCTAAACTTTCATCTTCTAATACAGGACTAAAAATATAAATTTCATTTTTAGGGTGTGCTTTCTTATAATTCTTAATGTAAGTGTTTGCATACCATGACTTACCTGAACCACTCGGCCCAGTTATGTAAAGGATATCACGTTCCTGTGATGTATTAGGAATATGAATATATTTTCCATCTTTATCTAATTTTAATTGCTTTACACCATTTTCATCATGTAAAGAAATCATTTTCTTATCTAATTTTCCACCACTTATCATTGCTATAGGTCTTCCAATTTTATCTAAGTTAAATGCCATTATATAGTATTATATATTTAATTTATATAAATTGTTTTTAGAAACTTATAAGCATCATCATCTACCTTCTTCTGTAATTTTTTAATTTCTTTTTCTATCACACTGATATATGGTTTGATGTCTAGATTAAATAAACTTTTTCTAATTAAGATTTTTGTTTCTTCATCATCATAATGTTCTAATAATGTTTCTATGGCCTTAAGATTACTTAAAGTTCTGTATTCATCACCAATATTGGTGTTAAGATATCTTGATAATTTTAATGCTTTAGGATAATCTTTATCAATCTTGGATATGGTGAAAAGTCTTTTAACTATTTTATAATAATAACCTTCTTTGGTCAGTTCTATTATATCTTTATTAACTTCTTTCTTAATGTTCTTATCNATACGACCNAACCAATAATTCATACTTAGGTCTTGAAATACACCATTAAANTAGATGACAAAATCAAATTTTAAGAAATCAATTTTATCAAAATTCTTAGCTGGGATTTTGATATCATCTAAATCAGGTGGNAAAAACTTCTTTTTAGTTCCATTTTTATACTGGATTTTGAATTCTATAAAATACATTTTTTCATTCCTATTTATTCTATCTATTATATGTTCAAGCATCTTATCAACATATTCTTTATCTATTCTACCATCTATTATGGTGATAGCATCAATATCACCAGCATATTGCTGACTAGCAAGACTATAAGATCCTATTATTTGGTATGAATACTGACCAAACTTTAGAACATCTATAAAAGGTTTGATCAAGGGACTGATCGTTTTAAGTTCAAAAACATCCATTAAGATTATTATACTATATCACCACAAAATATTAATTGACAATTCATTAGGACTATATTTATTAAGATTATGTTTTTTTGTGATTTCCCCATGACTTTTACGGAATCTATTTTTCATGGTGTNGGCATAACCTACAGGAACTTCACCCTTTTTTTCTAATTGTTGATAAATATAATAGTCCTTATACCCTACACGGCCGAACTTTTTCACACCTTCAGGGCTTAAATATTCTAATTTATGGACACCATCAAGACACCATGATAAATTGGCCGATTTATAACCATTATTTTTGGCCTTTTTTTTCATTTCCTTTAAGTACCCTTCTTTGCTTATACCTAAATCATCTAATTGATCATAAAAAGATTTAGTTCCTGATCCTTTGACATCTTCATCATCAGAACTAGAATCAGAACTAGAATCAGAACTAGAATCAGATAATTCACCACCTTTATGGGCTTCACTAATTCCTATTGCTTTCATTTGTTTTACAGCATTATCATAGGGGATACCTTCTTTGCTGAAACATTCACTAGGATCCGATTTTTTACAGACTTTAAAACCATCTTTAAGTTTCTTAATAAAATATGGCATAATATAAT